TACCTAATTTATTTTGATTACAATATTTTTGTAACTCTAAAACTGACTGCGTATAATGGATACAAACATTAGAATGGCATGGAGTAGCTACAAATAATTTTATTCCTGGCTGCGTATTTTCTACTTTTTTATCAAACCATATTGGCTCATTATTTAGCATTTATGACCCCTTCTAAAAAATTTGTCCATTCTATTTTACGCTTTTCCCATGAATAAAACTTTTTATAAAATTTTTGTTGTTCAGCTAAATGTTCTTGACACTTGTCGTGATGTAAATATTCTGCAACCTCATCTATTGCGTACGCAAAACATTCTGACATGTTCTTATAATTTTTATCGAATTGCACATATACTGGCCACTCACTACAAGTTTCAAATAAAGCTCCGTTATTTGTAGTTATCATATGCATACCTGCACCTAGTGCTTCTATTGCAGAAATACAGGATGTCTCCTCCCAATTGTTTGAGTAAGGAAAAATTTGATAGTCTGTTAAATGTTTCAAAATATAATCATTCTCATGCCAGCCAAGATAATTTACATTAGATAATTCTGCAGCCTGTGCGTATAATTGTTTAAACATATTATCATTTTTATCCTTAAATTCATCGCCATAAATTTTAGTCGATGAATAAACATCAAGTGTAACATTACTATTCTTTACCAATTGCATAGCACCTAATATTACATTTAGTCCTCTCCACGGTGTCGGATGAAATATCATTCGTAATGGGTCACCTTTTTTATAAATTTTTCTTTCAGGAAAACTATCTATAGCATTTTTTATAACTGTGCATTTTTCAGTAGGTAGTTCTTTATAAAACATTCTAAATTTTTCATAACACCAATGTGAATTAAACACATACCAATCATACTTATCGTAATTCTTAGGATCTTTGAACCAGGGATGTATGTTAGGTTGATCATAAGAATTTTGCTGCCATAAAATATTTATTTTATCTTTCGCTGCAGGTTCTTTATCTGGTATTGATGTAGTTATTTGTACTTCTTTTAGTAATTTATTATCAACGTATTTATATAATTTATTGTACTGTATCTCCGTACCACCTATTGGGTTCATTATTTGGTTTTTCCAAAAACTTCTAATGATGCAACTGTAATTTTTACATCCTCCTGTAGATCCTCATGTGTTGTATCCGTATTAGGATCATTTACATCAGCATGAAATTCTTCTTTGCTAGAATATTTTTTTCCGCTTCTCTTATGTTTTATTTCTATTGTTGATTTAGCAGGTAAAACAGGGACTGCTTCACCATCAATTATAGTGTATTTTATATCACTCATTTCTTTTTTTTATTTCTTTTCTCTGATTTATTCAATCTTTTTTTATGTCTGCCTGGTCTCTTTTTTCTAGTGCTACCCTTATAAGTATTAACACCAAACTTAGGTGGTTTAGCCATTCTCTTGTGACCTATCTATCAGTGCGTAGGATATAACACCTTGTATTACTGAACCACCCTGACTTGATTGTATATTTATTTTATCACCCGCCTCTAAGTTCAATACATTACTTACCATGTTTGTGCTTGAGTCAGATGTTAACGTGTCTATGAAAAAAGTATGTGCAAATAGAGTAGAAGAATCTACAAGTGCCCCTTTTACTAATGCATCTACAGCAGCGTCATTTGAAATTTTTACACTCTTAACAATAGCCACGCCACTTGTAGGACAGACAAAAACCTCCTCTGCGTTTGTTGAGTCTATAGTAAATCCTTGATTTTTATATTGTATAGTCATTATTGCATAAAAAATTGAAAAGCATTCTGTTCATTTTTAAGATCTTCTTGATATGTAGTATTGAGTTGTGTTTTTACTGTATCTAATGATTGTATTATTTGTCTTTGGTTTTCAGGTTGATACTGATCCTTTGGTTCAGGTATATACACTGTGACTTTAGCCATTATCTTCTACCATCTTGTTGTACATCAGCTCTAAAAGTTCCAAATCTCCAACTTTCATTAACTGCTGTGTTTTCTATTTTTATATTTGCAAGTCTTCCCCTAACTCTAGTATCCACTTTACTTGTTGTACTACTCACTACAAAAGAAACAGAGTTCGATACATTAGCTTCAGGAAAATCTTTTGTCTCTAACGTAACTATAACATTACCTTGTAAATTTTTAAAGTCAGGTAAAAATCTTCTAATATTAAGTAAATATTCTCCATCACCCTGATTAGGTAAATCAAAATCTCCAGATTTAACAAACGCTGGTATTGCTACATCATTACCTGCAAGAGTTATTTCATTAATGCCCTCTTCATGTGCAAAATATGTTGATGATCCAAACGTATTAGTTACACCATTTATGGTCGGAAATTGTGGTGTGCCTGTGCTGTTAAATTCTGTAGCGTAAGGTTTGGCATAAGTCGTTGAGTCAGAATATGTGGTTCTTGCAAGAGACATTGTAGACCAAGTATTTTCTACATAGTTATAAGAAACAGATCTATCTATTTGATTACTTGGCGATAATAAAGGTGTGCCTTTTGGATAAAACCATACAATCTCATTATACAAAGAATTATGCGAAGCAAAAACAATTTGATTAGAAGCAAAATTAATACCAAGATTATCACCGTCTGTTTGAAATACAAAGTCCTCAACTAAACTAGGTAATAATTTTACAGTACCATCATACACAAAGAAACCACCGGATAAACCCATCCAATAAACTTTACCATCAGCATAAGCTGCTGCGTGCATACCCATGCATCCACAGTTTGTACCAACTTGCCTAATACTAAAAGTAAATGGTGGCCCAACAAACTGCATCGTATAAGCAGCTTGGTCAGTAAGTATTAATACGTAATCTTTACCAGATACAGCGGTTACAATAGTATTACCTGTATCCAATCTAAATGTACCTGCAGTATTAGTTGATGTAGGCTCGTAAGTATTAAAATTTTCTTGATCACTAAATCTAATAAACATAGGGTCGTGAGTATTTGTTTGTCCTATTTGTGTTTCGGTTCCAAAATGTATAAAATGTCTGTCACGATCTGACACTAAAGTAGAAATTGATTTAGTAGGAGCACCTGTCATAATAGAGGCTCTATTGCTTGTTGGATTTGCTACACCTGGATCCCAAGTAAATGTCTTACCGTTTCTAATTGTTGCCGTAAGTATTTCACCAAAATTATCTAATGACCAGTTACCTGGATCAAGTATAACTGTTGATGAAGTAGTCTGTATTCCCCATCCAGTAAATGAAGATATTTCTCTAATAGTGTCACCACTGTTATGGGCCGTGATCGTTGTGCCAAGAGCACCTCTTGTTATACCTGTTAAGTCATTACCTGCAATACCTGTATATGTGATTATCTCATTACCTACTAAAGCTATACCACCGGAGTTAATAAAGCCTGTCGTAGATGTAAGAGTTACGTTTGTTCCAGATCCACCAGTACCTTGATTGTTTGCTAAGAGTGATCCGTTAAGCGTTGTGCTTGGGACAGCTGATAATAAACCTCCACCCCATTGTCCTGTACCCCAACCATATCCATACGTTTGAACTACCGGGCCAACCTCAACATACTTAGATATATCTGCAGATCCAGCTGCAGTCATACCTGTTCCTGTTTCTGTGGCAGGCATAGTGATTGTTAACGTGTTAGCTGCTGCAGTGACTACTTCAAAAGTATTGTCTGTAAAGTTTGCAGTTGTAAAACTAGTAGCACCACCACCTGGTAGAGTTACATTAGATATAATAAAGTAATCTCCAGCAACTAAACCATGTGCAGTTTTATTAATTGTTACAGTTGTAGAATTGTTAGTAGATGTAAATGTACAACCCGATACTGTAGATTCTAAAGGTGTGATATCAAAAAATTGTCCCTCGTAGTAAACTAATAATAGTTTTGACGATCCAATAGCTGCATACTTTCTACCCTCCAGATCAGTCCAAGTATGTTGTGCTCTTGCAGGGCCTGAAAAAGTTTTTTGACCAATAGCCTGAAAGCCACCTATTTTCTCAGGTTGACCATATCTAAATCTAATAAAGTCACCATCTATCCACTTACCCTCAGCACCAGAAGGTGTATCTGTTTTATCAAAACCTGCTAGAATTTTTACATTAGTTAATGGCATACGGTATTTTACCTTAAATTATATCTTCTTCCAAGTCGTTGGTGATGGTATGTTATGCTCAGATACTATACCTTTTTTCATAGTTAATAGCACATCTCCTGATATTGATATCCTAGATTCATCCTTTTCATTGATACCTGTTTCGTGCCACATTGAACTTGGAAACATAACAATATTACCAGTCTTAGCAGGATACTCTGCTTTAGCAAAATTATTCTCATCCCACTTTTTAAAATACGGATCTCTTCTAGGAACATTAATTCCAGACCTAAGTGCCTCATCGTCTATAAAAAATAAGTTACCCTGATCCTCTGCTTTTACATAATAAACAAAACTAAAGTGTGAACTCATGTGCCTATGGTAATGTATGTATTGTTTTTTAGTTGAAAACGTGGCCCAACTCTTTGTGATGTAAACTTCAAATAAAGATAAGTCGTAGTGTTGTATATCACAATAAGCAATTATTACTTTTTTTATTTCTTCATATAAATCATTAAATCTGTCATCAATATGTAAATTATCATCAATTGATTGTAATGCTTTTGGTTTAACATCGGTCGTTTGTGCGTACTGTGAATTAGTAGCTGTAATTTCTTTTTCTAGAATTGGTAAAATTTTTTTGTTAATATTGTCAAATTCTTTTAATGCAGAAATATAAATTGGTTGACCAAACCATTTATTTATCATAGCCATGTAATGACTATACTATCTTATCTTTAAAAATCTATAAACTATTTCACCGGCACCACCTGCAGCACCAAGTGTGTTTCCTCCGCCCGAAAGTTGGCCACCACCTCCGCCTCCGCCTGATCCCCGTGTCCCAGGCGACCCGTTTGTTCTAGCACCTGTTATTCCACCAGCACCACCTGAAATGTTTCCGTTATAAGAAGCACCACCGTTTGATCCATTAATTTGACAGTTGTCACCACCACAGTTTCCTTTGTTTTGACCAATAACTCCATCCCCGTGATCGTTAAAAGAACTTGTTGGGCCTCCACTAAGTGTATTAATATTTTTGTTTGTACCATCGCTATCCTTAAATGTGCCTGAAGTTAAACCTGTAGCCACAGTCCCAGTGCCAGCTGATCCAGCAACATTTGTTCTTAATGGCCCTTGGGCTCCTCCACCTGTACCTCTTGAGCCCCCACCTCCATTTAAAGTAAATAAAGATCCAGCAGATGAACCACTAAGTGTTGTGTTACCTCCACCAGAAGCCACAGCATTTAGGTGACTACCATTACCAGCAGCACCCCCTGAGCCTACAGAGTAAGACATTGTTTCAGTGTCAGATACAGAAAAAACTTTGTCAGAAATGTATGCACCCGATCCACCACCAGCACCAGATGATTCTCCTCCAGCCTTATCATAGTCTGCACCTCTGACAGCTCCACCCCCAGCACCTACGGCTGATTGTATGTGTATGGCATTAGCATTTGCCGGAACAGCAAAAGTACCAGACCCTGGAGCTAAAGTGACAAATGACGTAGCTTCAAATGCAGAAAAAACTAATTTAAATGTACCTGCTACATTTGCATATGCTTCATCAACTTCTTGGAATGTCCCACTTACATTTACATATATTTGATTTGCCTCTTTGAAAGCACTACCGTCTTGTACATAAGTTATGGATGACATTTAAAACCTATGAGTAAACAAACCAAAGATCTCCTGCTGATCCTCCCGCTGGAGTTACATTAGTTGTTATTGTAAATTTTCTTTGAAGTTTATCTGCAGTAACAGCATTATTACTAATTTTAATTGCAGTCACAGCATTATCAGATAATTTTGCTGTCGTAATTACATTGTCAGAAATTTTAGCAGACGTTACTTGTGCATCAGATATTTTTGCAGTTGTAATTGAGTTGTCTGCAAGTGATGCTGTGCCTACAGTGCCACCCAATGTAGATAAATCTACATTTGATAAATTTGTGCCATTGGAATATGCTAGATGTACTTTACCATTGTCGGGAACAAAACCACTACCACTTGCAGTTTTAAATGTTAAAGTGTTACCAGCTCTTGTTGTGCTATCCTTAACTAAATATACTTTTTCCATACTATCAGGGACAGTAATGGTTGTTGCTCCAGTTAATGTTCCTGTAAAATCTAAAACCATATTTCTAGCTTGAGAAATAGAACCATCAGACATTAGTAAAGATATATTTGTCGTGGTTACAGAAATAGACTCGTAACCTGATATTGCTTGTTCTGCTAATTGTAAATTAGTATTTGTTTTAGTTCCCCATACACCGGCATTCTCACCGGTTGCCATTAGTTCTAATTTTAAATCTGTAGAAAATGTTGATGCCATATTTATATTATATTTTGATTATGCCGCAATATCAACCTCAATCCAAGTATTTGTTACATTAATATCTACGTCTGACCATGCTAAAGTACTTGGTGTTCTTATAACTGAAGACATTTGTATACCTGTTAAATTGACAGGAGTGTTGAGTTTTAATGTTACAGAGCCAAGAGTTGTACTAATTTGGTTTCCTGTAATTGTTGGTGTATTATCAATTACTACAGTCTCTTCACCAAGATTTACTGCACTACTTACGCCAGTTAATTGAATTACAGCCGTACCTGTAACTTGTTGAACATTGTTAACAGTGGTGTTTGCCTGCACACCTGTTGGATTTACCGCTGATACCACATCAACAGTTCCAACACTTATTGATGCACTTGATCCTGTTGTTTGTGTTGAACCAGTTATTGTAAACGAAACTGTGCCAGTTGATGTCTCTAATTCGTCCCCTGCACCTGAAAGTATTACTGCTGTACCATCAGCTTGAATAGAGTAAGGCCCAATTACAGTATTCAATTGTTGACCTGCTGGAATTACATCT